TAACAAAAGTGTCAAAGAGGAACAATTCCACTAAGCATATAATCTGGAAACATAATGTCAAAACCAGAATAAAATTTGAAACGACAGGAAAGTTTGGTTACAACCACCTGATCGAAATGCTGGCTTGCCTAAGGTCAGCAATTCTCCACTCAAAAAACAAAAATGGAAAACAGTCAGCATACTAATGTCTTTCCACCATGACTTACACCGCCCAAACGAGTCGCCATGACTACAAGGTAACGGATTTTGGTAGCACGAAAGGAAAGGCACGTGCGAAAGAACGCCGGGAGGCCTCTGATGGTGGCAGCTAGGACCAGTCAAATCTTCGCCACACTGTGTTGCCACACAGGTAGAAACCATCATAATACTCCAAGCACGCTAACGTACTAACTATTATCTTTAATAAAAGAGTTCACAAGAACAGAAACAAATCCACTACAGAGGTAGTGAGCTAACCTTTAAAGATGCGGGAAGTAAATACTTACCATGCGCAGAGCTTACGGCGCCCACTTTGAAGGTGGAACCCCCACAATTATTGAGTTTTACGCTCAACATCATCACAAGTGATGGAGATATAGTCATCCACCAATTGACGAACTTTCTTTTTCTTTGAGACGCTCGTACATCTCGCAAGCGCTTCCAACAGCGCCACCGGTGTAGTGTCAGCTGGATCATCCAACTGCAGCTGCTGACGCGTATACTTGATACGCTCTTTCACAGCTCTGTAAAAATACTCCGGTCTATCAGTGGTTTTGAGGAACAGCCCATCATCCACTTGCAAAACCCACAAATCAAACCCATTAGGCGTACCAGGCAGAGTGCCACCAGCGCCCAGAGTGATAGTGGCATTTGGTCCTGTGATCTGCACGCCAAATGAGAGAAACGCCAAAACCGAGCTAACACTACCAGCTGGTGAATTAGTAGAACCACCAGACACATAATTGAAAGGTGAGTTGGGAGCAGCCTGACAATTACTCGTGTACGTGATGGAAGGATACGTTATGCTTGCTGCAGCAGTACCATACCATATGAGATCCACCTTAAAAATACCACCCTGGAAATTAGCTGGGAAAATGATCTTTGTGGCAGTAGTGACAATACCAATCGTGTCAAACAGGGACAGCGTTGATCCAGTTGGATCTAAATTGGTTGGAATAGGGGTAGAATTGGTATAGTTTGGCGCAGCAGCATCAACAGTTGCTGACTTACCAAAATGCGCGCCAGTGGCAATCAACCCATCAGTCTCCCTGTCACGATTCTTATAGAATTCAATATCATATGTGACTTTGAGGAAACCAAGCTGATTTGTGCTCTGATTACCATTAGTGGCAATATTCAATGTGCCAACATCATACATGCCAACATCCGCATTCAATGGGGCAGCACCTGTGCGCACTCTATACACTTTAATTGGTGTCTCACGAGGAGCACACTCAATAGGGTGCAAAAATGAATTGCTCGGCTTATCAGAACAAGAGAACTCATAGTTCATCATTGTTTGCAAGTCAGCAAAAGCTGTCTCATACGTGATATACTGCGTTGCCATCACTACAAGACCCAACGATGATGTAGAGGCATAATCAGTACTAGCGGTCATATATTCGAACACCATCCCATGGATCTTGTAGGTGTCGAACTGTGCAGCAAACCCGCGCAACCAAGGAGCCAACAAACCTGGGTTCAACGACAACGCAAGGTTGGTGAAGCCAGTGCTCCCATAAATGGGCATGATCATTTCCTGAAATGCTACACGGTTTTTCCCGGTCCCACTGAATCTTGGTGCCATTCCAGCACCAATCTTGTGCAGCATGGAATTACCATGAAGTGTATAGGTACCATGCCCTGTGATGCGATCAAACAGCCCCTTTCCGACATCCCACAGCCAAGATCCAGCTTTATCACCAACTGTTTTGGCGATGGGCGCAGCCCACCCTTGTCCAGCACCTGCAGCAGCAGCCGCAGCAAGATCACCAATGAGATTTTGCTTGGCAAATTTGCGAGGGGGGGGTTGACGTTCAGGAGTTCGTACAATTATTTCCTTGACAGGCTTGGGCTTCCCCTTCTTACCCTTCCCTTTCTTTTGAACACCCATCCGCATGGCATGGTCATCAGTGTTGGTGGCACTGCCATTATTACCATTGATTTGAGAACCCACTTCAGCAACATACTCGGAGGGTATAGTGGCCATATATTCACTAGGGGCCATCCAAGGAATCGTGGCAGCATCAGCAGCACTAGGAGCAGGGGGCAAATTACTACGCTGACAAACGCGCTGAGACATCTTAGTGTCCTCCAGCAAACGCTTATATGACATCACAGCGCAGACTCCCGGGAGATTAGTTTTTAGCACACACATGTGTTCACTCACGCCAGCAAAGGCCTTGCGGACGCGTTTGAACTTACCACGTATGTATAATATACCGTCTTCTCCAACGACGGTGTCAGCTCCAATTGCAGCTAGCTGACTCATGATTTGATGCGACATATCGTGAGCATCATTTCTGACTGTTGTTTTTGACTCTGGCAATGAGTCCTGATTGTTATTCATATGGCACTTGCGCACTTCTCCGGTAGCCAAACCCTGACGAACCAGGGGATTAGGGATCATATCCCATTCAGGTTCCAACTCATGCCACTTATGATACATATTCATATCACCATCAACAGCACTCTCAAGCCCGCCATACAAACGTGCGAGCTCACTATCTGACTTGTCCATTGTATATATTTGCTCCATTGTGATACCGTCAACTTCACCTTTTAGGCTACTACCGTGTACCCGCCGGATCCAGGAAATGTATTCCTGCAAAATAGGACGCAGTTCTTCATCACCCCAGGACTCAATACGCAATGCGTAGGCCCGCATCAGTGTCCACCTGATGTCGTTTTTCCGCGTGTTATTGCACAAACTACTAATCACTTTTGCCCTTTCGGGAACTGGAACCCAGCATTGAAGCTGACGGTTATAGACCCAGTTGTGACTGAGAAATGCGCACTCATGGAGCTTACGGGGCTCATAACAAGGCGTGGTTACCCGAAAACCAACTTCTGCAAGAGCAGACTGAACATTTTTTGGGTGAAAGAATCCAACTGCAAAATCAGACGTACAATAAGTATTATCATCACCACACAAGGCGGCAACAACATGCTTCTGGAAATCTTCATACGTACAGGCCTCTGGAGGAGCCAGCCGATACCAGGCATAAGCAAATGCCATATAAAGTATGAGAGTATTATCAACAATGGTGTTAGCTGACCCGCTGGGGTTACCCCCAGTCTTCATCACCAACTCACCACGTGTCAACACCATGATGGAATACACTATCCAAGTGTACGCGTAGCGCAATCTATCCGCAATATACGCTATTTGGTAACAGATAAGAAAACATAAGTATCTGAAACGCATGATTGAGACAAACCATTTCTTGATGAGTCTAGAATCATATTCCTCACAGTCCAGTTCAAATGCATTGCGAACAAATTGATCATCCACGTTCTTCGTTAGCCGCATATAGAGAGTATCAAACCCTCTATAAAATTTTGTCATGCCAACGGCGCTCCAAGTCTGATTGTGAGATTCATAAAACTTATTATTAAAGTCCAAACACAGCATCACAAGAAAAACTGTGAAATGAACCGGAGCCGCTGTGAATGTGCGTAATTTTTCTACATACTTACGCACAACATCACAGAAGAAATTGATCCTATCAGACGAGCGAATTTCCTGCTTCACTGAAACGAACCAAAGTGGTATCAAATGCATTTTATTCCAGTAGTCACGACAAACATCTGGAAATTTTTGGAAAAATTGTGTTTTGTTTTGGCAAATATAGTTCCAAGGAAAACCACAAGAGGTTGATTTGGTCAACGAGTAAATGGCGTTATCAACAGGCGTAATACTACTGCCACCAAGACACCAATAGAAGTGTTTATTTAAAGCAAGCTCTGCAAACGCAAAAGCTTCTTCATTGCACTGATTCTCGGACACGCTATAGTCACGATCATACTTAGCAATACTTCTATAGGCACTGAGATGGTTTGGATTAGCCATAACATAAGCATCAACGTCGTACCCTTTCGCAGCCCACCAGGCTCGCGAAATGCGACAACCACTGTTCTTTTCCTTGTAAGGGGTGACACGGTGGACTGACCCTAGTGGCACAAAAGACACATTACCAACGTAATCATCATAT